GGCGTTATTTAATGGACGCGCTTGCAAGAAACAACGATGCGCTTGCCGCCATTGATTGTATTGTTTGCATTGAGCCCGTGGCTAAGCCATATGGTGGTGAATACTTTTTCACGGTTGAAGAAATTGTTCAAAGCCTTGCCGAGTATTCTTTATCGCACGTAGCAACAATGATCGACACAAACAGTGCATGGCTAGAGAGTCAATGGCCAGAAGACGTGCTTCTTCAATACTTTCCATACATTAAGCATGTCCACATTAGTGACCAAAACATTGGCGCCATTATTTGCCAGGACAAGCACGAACGTTTTGCAGAGGCGTTGCGCAATACCGAGTATGAAGGCGGAGTGATTCGCGAGCTATTAAAGGCAAAAAACCATCCAGGTGAGTACGATTATTTCGCTCAAATTTACAAGCCATCCAGCATTTGACGCACTCGCTCTTCAATTAAGTAGATGCCTTGAATTTTGCCTGTGTAGCAAGACAGAAGATTGTCTTGCTGTTTGAATAATGGCGCTCGATAGGCACTGGCATTACTTCGCTTGCTTTTCATTGAAAGCACAATGCTGTGCTGAGAGAGATGGTTTGAAAAATCAGGCCAGTAATGACAAACGTGATTTTCTGCTTTACGTCTAAGCTGTTCCAACTGTTCCCTTGATGGTTCTTCGTTGACAGGAGCGACTGATTCCGTCGCAACGCTATGCACCACATGACTTAAAGAAACGGTGCCATCATGAAATGGATAAAAAGAAAACAATGGCCCGTCAATATAAGTAAGAGCGCCAAAAAGCAAAGGCTTTTGAACGCTATAAAGAAACATTGCCACTGCTTCAAAGTATTCATTCTTTGATGGTTTCAATAGCGCATTATTAGTGCAATCAATTACCAAATCAAAGTCGCTTTTTAATCTTTCTACATCCTTGCTTGTAATTTCGCTTTGCTTGAACAATGGAGATAGCCGCTCAGAAAAGAATTTTTTGGCCTCTATGGGGGAAATGTAGCGCTCCTGTGTGCGCCAGACCATAGAAGTATCACGGAGGAAGCTAGTCTCAACTTCTTCGTGTTGCCAAAGCAATGGAGAGAAAATAGTCTTAATAGTTCCAGCATCTAAAAGGCTCTCGTCCTCTGGCACTGCGTACAAATTATTTTTTACAGCATAAGTAAGTGCTCCATATTCATGCATAAAACGATCAAAAGTGAGCCGACACAATGCGCGTGTGGCAGAATTTCTAGCGTAGTGGTAGCCAAGGTGAAGGCGGTTTTGGTTGATCAGTGAAGCGCCATGGAACGGCTCATGCTTGCGATCAAAAAGCGTGATGCAATATTCATTCCTAAGCTGATAGGCCAAGTGACATCCCACCCATCCAGCGCCAATAATTGCCAGTTGTTTCATTAAATGTCAATACAAAGGTGAGGCTGAACGCCCTGCCAGTTACTTTTGGCTTTGGATAAGTCCAATTGAGGGAAGTATTCAATGCGGCGTTGCGAGCCAGTGCCATACGGGTCGGCGTGCCCCTGGCAATTCCACTCGTCAGGGCCATGACTATCTAGATGGTAAACATGGCAATGTGCGTCTTGGAGTTTCCAAAGCATGTAATCCTCGTTTGGCACTCCCCATTGCTTCCACTGTTGAAGTGCCTCTGGAGAGCTGTCCATGTTTTTGATGGCCATTAAGCGATCTCGATGCTGCATGAGATAGTCGTGGCGATACAGGCCAATACTCATTGACGGCGTGTATTTCATTGCAACCTTTTCTGGTGCATCCACAGGAGGCTCATAAGCTAATTGCTTAAAGGCCACGCCTGCAATGCAGGTGTCATGCAGAAGGAACCAATATTCGCTTTCCATGGAGTGCTCAACAATTTCAATGAGCGGGGTGTATTCAAAAGAATTTTGCTGCGTTAGCAACATTGGAACGCCTTCGCAGTCTGTCAAAGTATGAGCAGTCTGTCCACCATTCACAATTAATATTTCCTCTGGTTCGATACCAGCCGCAAGCAAGCTTGGAATAATTACTGGAATGGTATGGGGCGCAAACTTCTTGCAAGTACTGATACAGAAGCGAATCGAGCCCTCTGGAAGTGCCATTTAGTCCCCTTTTTGTCATCAGTATAAAAGCCCACTAGGATGGCGAAGATTCACGAAGGATTATGGCTCGCGTTCTTTATTGCGGTGACGCATTCGTTCAAACGGGCTTTGGACGAGTGGCTGAATACCTGCTCCCTGCGCTTGCTGAGAAGCACGAAGTGCATGTGCTCGCCGCTAATTACCATGGCGACCACGATGAGGAGGCCATTAAATACAAAACTTACCCAGCCATGGTGCATGGCTCCGACCCATTTGGCAGCCATCGTATTGCCGAACTAGTTCAAACCATTAAGCCTGATCTCGTATGGGTGACGAATGATCTGTGGGTGGCTATTAACTTGTGGGGGGCAGTAAAGACTCTCAGGGAAACAATTCCCTTTAAATTTTTTGTATATACGCCCATTGACAGCTATGGCATTTTCCCTGAGCTAAATGGTCCAGTGAGCGAATGGGATGGACTCGCCACTTACACAGAATTTGGCAAAGAAGAGCTAATCAAGATGGGCTATGAAAAGCCTATCGCCGTCATTCCACATGGCACGGACTTCACTAAATTTTTCCCCATTGACCCTCTTGAATGCCGCAAGGAGCTAGGAGTACCAGAGGACACGTTTATTGTCTTCAATGGCAACAGAAACCAGCCACGTAAGCGCATTGACTTGACCATCAAGGGCTTCATTGAATTTGCCAAGGACAAACCTGATGCTCGCCTATGGCTGAACATGGGCGCCAGGGACATGGGATGGGACTTGGTGCCATTGTTCAAGCGTGTGGCGCGTGACGCGGGGTACGACGCCACTGGGAAGCTCATTCTTACAAGCCCACATTTTTCCACCCACAATTGTCTTTCTATCGAGCAATTGAACAAAGTTTACAACTGTGCAGACATTGGTCTTAATACTTGTATTGGCGAAGGGTGGGGTCTGGTGAACAGTGAACACGCCGCTACAGGCGTGGCACAAGTGGTGCCTGACCATACAAGTCTTAAGGAGATCTTTAACGACGTCCCTCGCATTGTTTGTAACGGCGCCGAAACCGATAGGAATTATGGACTAGAGCGCTTGCTGCCTGACCCCAGCAGCGTGGCTGACATCCTTAACTACTACTACGAAGATCGCGATGCTTTGAAGGCTGCTGGTAATTGGTGCTGCAAACGCATTAATGAAAAGCAATTCACTTGGCCTGTTATCACCAAAAAGATGATGCGCATAGTGGATGAAGTACTTGGCAAGCCACAAGAGCAAGATGTTTTCAAAGGCTTTGGCACTCCTGCAAAAATTGTTTGACCATCATGCAAGTATCACAAATCTTTCTTTCCGATAATGGCGCTGAACTTTCACCATTTCTGGGACATGCCACTGGCACCGTACGTCAGGCATTCCCCGGCGCAGACCATCAAATTTACACAAAGGAAACCCTTCGCGCCTTTATTGAAGCCAACTATTCAGCGGAAGTACTATGGGCCTACGACTGTCTAAAACCCTATTCGTATAAAGCGGATATTGGCAGGTTTTGCCTGCTTAACAAGCTAGGAGGGTGGTATATGGATATTGCCATCAGAATGGTAAATCCAGTAGAGGTGGGAGAGCGTATTAAGTTCTTGGCATTCAGAGACATCCAGAGATTTAGTTACACCTCATGGGCGTGTGCCACGACAGTGTTGTACTCGCAGCCAGGCAATTTAGCTTTACAGGCGGCAATCGAAATGATTGTCGCTAATTGCAAGGAACAATACTATGGCATCACGCCATTGTGTCCTACTGGCCCGACGCTACTAGGAAAAGCATTGGCAAGCAATGGAAGTCAGGCTGATTTCGTCTACGGCGATTATCTAGAACTGACACCCACGCACGAACAAAAGAATCGTGCCTTCGTGCTACCCGATGGCACCATCATGGCGTGGAGCAAGCCTTCTGGTGGCGGTGACTTGACTGGCGTTGGGGCCAAGGGTGTAAACAATTACAACGAACTTTGGGCTGCGAGGCAGGTATATGCAACCGTCTGATTGCGCAATTTATGTCGTGTGCATTCCTGGCGAAGAAGTGCGTTACCAAGCGCAGTCTCAAATTATTCCCATCATGGGAGGAAGTTATAGTCTTAATGAAAACGAACGAGAAAAGTTGCGACTAAAGGGTTACGCTTTTGACGATGAAAACGCTGACTATTCCTCCTTGAATAAATATTGGGGGGAGCTGTCTTGTATTCATTGGATGCTTAAAAATGCAAAACAAAGTAATATCGGAAATGCTCAATATCGGCGCAACTGGATAGAGCCAGCGGAGATTTGGTATGTAAAAGATACTTTATATGTGCCAGAATTTGCAGAGTTTAGCTGCAGCCTTGAGCAGCAATTTTATGGCGGACACTCGGGCTTTGATGCACCTGCTATCACGAAAGAGCTGGCGGATAGTGGCGTATGGGCATTTACCAGAGAAGAGATTGATAAGCTGTGGGCTCAAAATTTATTCATTGGTTGCAACATGGCGCGTGGCCCGAGGATTCATTATCAATTATTCATGGAAACATTATTCACCTGTTTGTCACCTATATGGAGCCGATACAAGGAGCGCTTTCTTTCTGTTGATGGTTATGACAAGCGTGCCTTAGCCTTTATATCTGAACGATTGATAACAGGCCTGGTGCTATATCGCGACAAATTCTTCCCTAATATGAAAATTGAAACAGCCCCAATAGGCTTTATTTCTTAGAGCGAAATTTTTATCATGACCAAAAAAGAAAAGCAAGTAAAAATTGCTTCTGTAATGAAAGAATTTGGAGCCGGTACGCTTAAAAGCAGCAGCGGTGAATTAGTGAAGAATGGTCGGCAAGCATTAGCAATTGCATTAAGCGAGGCAGGTGTGCCCATAAAGCAAAAAGATGCGAGCGAAGCATATTTAAAAGCTTATGTAGAAACGTTCCAAGAGGATCGAGGAGATGCTGAATCATTTTCCCCGCCATCGTCCGTACGGGCCGCAGCGCGTCGTGGGCTGGAACTACGCAAGAAGTATGGCAAAGGAGGCTTAACCACGCAGGAAGCCGGCAAGCAAGGCATTGGCAGCGGAGTGGCGAGAGCCACAAGTCTGGCTAATGGTCAATCGATAAGTTATGAAATAGTTAAGCGCATGGCTGCGTTTTTCTCCCGCCATGAAAAGAATAAGAGCGGCGGCGAAGATGATGCTGGCTATATAGCTTGGCAATTATGGGGAGGCGATGCAGGTAGGTCATGGGCGAATCGCATCATTAAGATGGTAGAAAGCCGTCAATCAAAACCATGAGCGAATACGTCCGCGTCATTGAAGAAGAAGAGGAAGGCATTGGCACGATGAAGGCATTGGCAATCCTTTCAGCTAATGAGCATCGCAGCACCACTCAATGGCGTTTAATTGAAGAGCAGCATTTCAAGAATGGTCGTCTAGACGAAACACACATTTTCATTAAAAGTTTTTACGACAAGCCTGACGAGCATTTTGAAGAAAGCAAGTTCTTGGTTTTTGAAGCTGAAGCAATAGCTAAAGCTTACGTGATGGCAGGCATTGAAGATCAATTGGCTGAATTGCGTGATGATGATGAAGATGATGACTAACTAGCAGTGGCTGATACCACAAAAGTGGGATAGCCAAGCAGGTACAGAATAGAAAGTTGAAACACTGAACTAAGTGTACGAATTTGAGCGCAATCAGGAGATATCGTTCCTCGTTCCATGCGTGAAATAGTAGTTTGATCACAATGTAAAATCTGTGCAATATCTTGCTGTGACATGCCAGAATTTAATCGTGCTTCTTTCATGCGATTACCAATTACTTGCCTACTTTCCTGAATAGTAATATTTGGTGCTTTTAGTCGAGTGGTAAGCCTGCGATGTTGAATGTGTTGCATTTCCAGGCAGTATATACTAAGTTAGTCTATCTTACAGTGGATTCTTTGATATAGTATTGACATGAGCGACACTTGCTTCCGTTACGATGTAGCGCCGATTGACAAGTATGAGCTAACCCCTGAAGGTTATCTTCGTGCTTGGGCAACCATCGCTCGCACTGGTGTACAACAGTACACTGATGCCGATGGTTCAATTCGTCGTGAATATCGCCCGGAGGCAGAGGTGGCCTCTCCTATTAGCTTGGCCTCGTTTGCGGGCAAAGCAATTACTCTTGAACATCCATCAGTTCTTTTAGATAGTTCCAACACAAAGGATTATCAAATTGGCTTCACTAGCACTGAAGTGGTTTATGACAACGGCTTTGTTCGTGCAGTTATGACAATCACTGATAAGGATGCTATTGAACGCATTATGCGTGGTGATGCAAAGGAGGTCAGCGCTGGTTATCGTGTCAATTATGAGGCGATTCCTGGTGTGACTGATAGTGGTGAAAATTACGATGGCATCCAAAAAGATATCAACGGAAATCACATTGCTGTTGTTCGCCGGGGCCGGGCTGGCCCGCAAGTGAAGCTACATCTAGATCGTCTAGATGCTGCCGATCCTTCTTTATTTACTCCCATTGAGGAACCATCTATGACTGCAAAAGTCAATTTTGATGGCGCTGAGTTTGAGGTGACTGAGAGCGTAGCGCTAGCGATCACTAAAGAACGAGATGACGCCAAAATGTCCTACGCGGACATGAAGAAAAAGTACGATGGCATGATGGCAGAAGCTTCCAAAATGAAGGAAGAAATGGATGCCATGCACAAGGAAATGAAAGGTAAAGTTGATGCTGCTGAAGGACGTGCTGATGCACTTACTGAAGAAGTAGACAGCCTTAAAGGTGAATTATCCGAAGCGCAAAAAACAAATGTTGACAGCCTTGTTGAAGAGCGTATTGCGCTAATCGATAAAGCTCGTCCTTCTCTTGATGCTGCTTTTGATTTTACTGGCAAAACTGCTCGTGAAATCATGGAAACTTCCATCAAAGCCGTTCGTAGTGATGCTGATTTATCGGACCGTTCCGATGATTATGTAACTGCTATGTTCGACACCTTAGCTGAATCAACCTCCCGTGGCGATTCTGCTGCTACAGAAGAACTGCGTAAAGCTGTTGCTTCTCTTGTTTCTCCAATGTCTGCACCTTCGTCCTACATGGACAAATTGCAGAATGCTTGGAAATCCCCTCTCTCCGTCTCTAAGGAGCGCTGATCCATGGCTGTAACTTTTACCACGTCAGGGACTGCTTCTGCTGGTGGTGTGCAACAGAGCTATGCTCTTGCGCAAACTGCTTTGCTGGAAGGCCAACTCTCTGATATTCGCGACAATACCATTGGCACCTATGTCAACGAAACTGCAGTTGTACTGCCTTTCGGTGATGTACAAGTGTTCAACTCTGCTGGCACCGTAGCTAATTCTGCTAAGACCCTTTCGGCTAGTGGCGATACCGTTGTTGGTATCAATGTTCTCACTTATGTTGATGAAACCGCTTTGAATAGCGATAACCGTCCTGGCGTGAAAATCGACCAAGTGCTTAACGTTGCTAACGAAGGTTCAGTTGCTGTCTATGTGACTGGTGCCGTCACCCCTGCATCCGTTGTTCGTGTGTTGTTCTCAGCAAGTGGCACAGGTAAGGCTGGTCAATTCAGTCATGCTTTTGCTTCAGGTAAGACTTCCCGTCTTTCTAATGCTCGTTTCCTTTCTACTACCACTGGTAGTGGCTTGGCGATTCTGGAACTAAACGGACCAGGCTTTGTTCTTTCCGCTGATTCTTGATAGGAGGCCCTACTAATGTCTGATTTTCGTCTAGACGACGCGGGTCTGTTTCTTGAGCGTCAGCTTGAGTTCATCCGCCCTCAAGTATTTGAAACGGTTTATGCCGACATCAAATATCCAACCATCTTGCCTGTAACTAGCGAAGCTGGTCCTGGCGCACAAACTTTCACTTTCCGCATCATGGACTCCACTGGTGAGTTCAAATTGATTGCAGATGCTGCTGATGATTTGCCACGTGCAGACATTAGCCAAGTGGAAAAGAGCATCAACATTCGTTCTTTCGGTGGTAGCTTCGGTTATACCGTACAAGAATTACGTGCTGCTCAAATGGCTAATATTGCTCTTGAGCAACGTCGCGCCCAAGCAGTGCGTCGTGCTTATGAAGAGAAAGTAGAAGCTGTTGCCATGTTTGGCGAATCTTCTGTTGGCTTGGCTGGTTTCTTCAACAACGCAACTGTTGATGTAATTGCAGCTAACAAGTGGTTTACTGGCACTACTGCTAGTGGCACTGCTCAAGACATGCTGGAACTATTGAACTATGGCGTTTCTGCCATCATCAATGCTTCCAAGATGAAGGAGCAGCCCGACACCATCTTGATGGCTTACGAAGACTACAACGTAGTAAGCACCACTCGTAATTCCGATTCTTCGGACGTTACTGTGCTTGAGTATTTCCTTCGTACTAATCCTTACATCCGTAATATTGAGCCTATCAATCAACTGGATGAAGGTAATAGCGTATTAAATACTAATCGTATGGTGGTTTACAAGCGCGATCCTGAGAAAGTGCAACTGCATATTCCTCAGCCTCTCGAATTGTTCCCTCCTCAACAGCGCGGTCTTGAGTTCATTGTTCCTGCTCACGCTCGCGTGGGTGGTGTAGCACTGTACTTCCCTAAGAGCGTTATCTATGTTCAAGCTTCGGCTTGAGCCTAACCTAGCAATGGGCGTTAAGCTATCATCAGTTCTTCTGAACCTTTTAACATGTTGATTGCTTATCGCCCTGAGCTTGAAAATCCACCCCGCGAAGGTGGGTTTGGTATCATCACCGATGGTGGCATGATTCAACTTACTCCTGGCTTAAATCAGGATGTACCAGAATCACAATGGAGAATTGCCCAAGAAAATGCAATCGTAAAAAAATTGATTACTATTGGGGCCATTGAAGAAGTAAGGGAACGAGTGACTGTGGAAGCAATTCCGCAAGATGTAGAAACCCTTTCTAATCTTCCTGTTATTGAAGCCTCACGAGTCATTGAAATAATTCATGACCTCGATCAACTCGCGGCATGGAAAAAGATTGAAGGGCGAGTGAGAGTACGTAATGGCATTGCTAAACGTCAGGAATCCATTAAAGCAGGCAAGGCATAGCCATGGCTGTTACGTATGCAGCATTCTTAGATCGTTTCCCTGAATTTACTCCCCATCCATCGGGGATTGTAAATGGGGCATTGCTCGAAGCTACTGCCGATGCATCAGCAGATGTATTCGGCAGTCAAGTAGACAGAGCAGTGAAACATTTAACAGCACATATCGTTGCCATTCAACTTGCACAAATGGGCGTTCAAATTGGCGCTACAGAAGGCAAGGTTTATGGTAAAGGACTGGAGGCCACACAATATGGCCAAGAGTTTAAACGAATGCTTGAAACCGTCGCTGGCTCTCTTTCAATTGGTTTTGTTGCATGACCAACGTACTATTGCCATTAGCTAATGCCACGCTTGTGTGGTCCGTAGCTTCTGGTTATGTCGTTGAATCAGGCACTGGTAATTACGTTCCAACTGCTACTGGTGTTACTTATTACGCCACATTACAGCAAAAACGTAATCCACAGTATGATTATTTGCTTGGTGCTGATAATACTGCTGTGTACATGGAAGGACGTTTGACTGGGCCTCTGGCTCTTTCTGGCATCACTCCTGGAAGTTCAGCTTCTGCCACAATCAATGGAAGGGAAGGACGATTTGAGCTATTGCCTAATGAACAAATTGCTGAACATTATTGGCAGTTTTTAGGCACACCAATCAGAGGAATCTTTAGACTGGTTGGTAAAGGAAGCGTACAGAACGTCTGACGCTTAACCACTTTCTCTTTCCCATTGTTGAGGCATTCTCATGCTCTACCATCCCACAGAACTGGTTAAGAGCCAAGACGTAATTGTACGTGTTGGTTCTATTATCGCCGCAAGCGGTCGTCCAGTTTTCACTCAAAGTGGCTCTACTTTCACTGTATCTGGCACTCCCACTCTTTTCACGCTACAAGCAGCTACTACAGCTTCTGTTGCTTTCAATGATGGCAACACTGAGTTTTACTTACTTGGTGGCGGCGGCTTCTCTGATAGCGTAATTGTTACCAGTGCAGCAACAGCTTCTATCACTTCCTACTTCCAAAAGGATGTTGATGGCACAGTATTTGTTCCCGACAGTTTTGATGAAGCATTCCAAGTGATTGCTACTGCTCGTTATGACAAGACCGCTGAAGTGTACGTTGAAATCAACAAGCAACTTGGCGTTAGTGGCACCACTTACTACTACGACCGCGTAGCTTATGTTGGTCGTGTTATGAACTACAGCGAAAGCTATCCTGCTGATAACTTAGTTGAAGTTACTTTTGATCTCATGAGCCGTGGTCGTATTGGTATCCACCAAAACGCTACTAGCTCTGGTAGCATCATCCCAACTGCTCCTAACTAAGCGCTCTTTCCATTGTTTTCTGCTAGCCTCTCCTTACGGGGAGGCTTTTTATTTTGGACATTAATCAACTTAGGGAAACAATTTACGAACTGCTTTCAGCGGCTCCTAACTTAATTGGTTCTTACATCTTTCCTGATAATACACAAGTACCAGCTATTTATGTGGTTGGACAAAAAGGAGTGCCAACAGAATGGAAAGTTACTGGCATGGAAGTTACCATACGGCAATATCCAGAATTACTGCCTGAAGCTGGTGTAGGAATGGTAAGTGTATTGCAACAATGGGAAGTAATAATTATGCAATATAATCCTGATGGTAAACAAATTGCAGAAGCAATGGATCGAATGGTGAGGCGATTCCCTGATGCTGGATTACGATTTACGCCTGGTGACGATGTGGCATATGAACGTTGCCGTTTTGTTATTCCTGATATGACGATTCGTCGTATTTTCCCTGGTCCTTAACCATGGCAAGTCTTAGTGGTGGTAATCAGATTGAGCGGGCTTTAGTCAAAGCTTTTACAGACTGGACAGAGCAAGATATCAATGATGCTTTCTGGGACGATCAATTTAAAGAAGACAAGTGGAATCATAGTCCATCCACAACAAGAAGAAATGGTGATACAGTAGGATCGCCTCGTGATATTTACGACTTAGGAGCACTTTATAATAGTGGTAAAGAAAGTTACAAGTTGACAAGCTCCACAGGTAACGTAACAGCACGTTGGCATTGGGATGCTAAAAACAATAGCGGCAAAGAATATGCAGAATACGTGCATGAAGGCACAGGAACAAACGAAGGGTATCCTAGGAAATTCACTGATGATTTATCCATTGCATTTTCTTTTAGGAAGCCAGTGGCTAAAGCTTTTGCACTTAGAGTGCAAGCAGAATTAACGGCTATCAATGCAAATTGATTACTTATGGAGCAAAGACGGGCGATGTCATGCCATTAATTGCTCTCACGTAGGATCCAGCGTTGAAATAGGTATTCTTTGTCTTATGGCATTTCCTGAGGATGCCATTAGAATTTCAAACGAAGATCATTCTTTTCTTGTTGAAGTGCCTAAAGAATTTCGTTCTCAAAGCGAAAGAGTAAAGGTCTTCAATGCCACTTTAACCGTTCTAAATCATGAGCAAGTATAGCTTCCTACTTCAAAGCGAAGAGCCTGAATTTTTTGAACTCAGCCCCAAGTTGCGTCTAAGGCAACATGGCGGATGGTTAGTTGCAGAAGGTATTGAGCAAGAAGAACTTAGTAAGGTGCAAAGCCAAGCAACTATTCGTGCGGTGCAATTAGCAAAACGGATTGCCATTGCAAAAGATATTCCATTAGATGAAGCATTTGCTTTGCTGCAAGGCGGTGCTGATATGAGTGAAATGGAGCTATTAAGTGATTTCACTGAGGAAACACTAGGGATGATCAATAGCAGTGGTGGCGTTGAACTAGGCAATGCTCGTATGGTGACAGTATTTATGCGTTGCAGGGGTGAAGGTTTGATGAGCGATGGGGAATGGCTGCCCCTTAATGATTGGTCCATTGAAGACACTAAATCAATGGGAAGGCGTTTAATTGCTAAAGGCATGGAATTTATAGCGAGTGAGCAAGAGGCTGAGGCGAAAGAAGCAGGACAAGCAAAAAAAGCACCCCGCCGGACGAAGGAAGCTTTGCCGAGCGACTAGAGAAACAAGCCCGGCAATTTTTAAAAAACTTAACAAAATGGGATGAAATTTATTTTCGTCTTAATTCATCAGATTTTAATGATTGCCGATGGGA